TGGATACCGCTCTGGAACGTTTCAGTTTGAGATTCAGGAGGATGGAACAACTCGTTTTGTTATACAAAATGGTGGAAATGTTGGGGTTGGAAACATTTCTGCATTCGGTACATCTGCGGTTGGTGTTATTGGTATCGCAAATGGAACCGCTCCAAGCACCTCCCCTGCTGGTATGGGTCAACTTTACGTCGAGTCCGGTGCGCTGAAGTTCCGTGGAAGCTCTGGCACAATCACCACAATCGCAGCAGCCTAATTTAAACGACTATGCCCACCATCCTCTGGATCATCGAACGCCTTCTCGTCAAACCCACCGAAGGCTCCCTTACCGATGTCGTAATCACCGCCGATTGGCGTTGCAACGGCACTCAGGATCAATACAGCGGCACCTGCTACGGCTCCTGCTCGTTCGCTCCGCCGACTGGTGAGTTCACGCCTTACGAGGATCTGACGCAGGCGCAGGTGCTTGGTTGGTGCTACAGCAATGGCGTCGATCAAGCGGCTATTGAGGCTAACGTCACCGCGCAGATCGAGAATCAGATCAATCCTCCGGTGATTGCTCCGCCGTTGCCGTGGGTGCCGGTGCCGCCTCCGGTTAAGGTTGCGGAGCCGGTGGTGGTTCTTGATACTCCCTCCGCATGATCAAGATCGAACTCACTCAGGAGCAGGCCAACAGCCTCCTCCAACTCATCGACATCGCGGTTAAGGCTGGTGGCGTTGCCAACGCTCGTGCAGCCCTTCCGCTTGTGGATATCATAGTCTCAGCCGCACAGCCTAAATCCGAGTAATGGAACCAACGAACAGCAGCACCAGCCCTGGACTCAGCCTAGCAGCAGCGGCAGGTGCCACCGCTGTTTCGTTTATTCCGTGGCTTACCGACTGGGTTCAACTTATCACTGCGCTCATTGGCTTAGCCTGCGCCATCTACGGAGCCTATAGGCTGTTCAAATCCAAATGAAAAACACAAAAACAACTCTCGCCGGTGTCGGTGCCATCCTTGTCGCAGTCGGTGGGGCTCTCAAGGCCCTGTTCGACGGTGACCCGACAACCAACCTCGACCTGACTACGACCATTGCCGCGGTCACTGCTGGTATCGGCCTGATCTGGGCCAAGGATGCCGACAAGACCGCTACCATCGACCCCAAGGCGTGAACTGGATCTACCAGATCCTTCGGGCAATCCTCGACTTCCTACGAGCAACACCACCCACCGATGTGCAACATGGCAAAGCTCCCGAAGCCCTCAAGAGCGATCTGGCTGGCCGCATTGCTGACCTGCCTGGGCTGCCAGGTGACCCGGGTGGTCCTAGTGCCAAGCGGTGATCCGGTGATGCTGGCGCAGCCGGTAAAGGCCAGCGTCTATGCTTTCGATGCCGACAAGAAGCTGGTCGGGCCTTCCCGGGTGACCCTCCCGGCCGGCTGGTACGTCCTACCCAAGAAATAATATGGCTCAACAAACGATCAACATTGGCACCATCGCCAACGACAACACCGGGGACACCCTCCGCGGCGCCGGCGAGAAGATAAACGACAACTTCACCGAGCTGTATGCCGCCCTGCCGTTGGTCACACCGACGACCTGGGTGCCGACGCTGACCGATTCCGGCGGTGGCCGCACCTACGCCATCACCACCAACACGGCCCGTCACACGTCCATCGGATTCGTGACCACCTTCACCGCGGACATCACCGTCAACTCGGTGACAGGATCCGCTACGGGCAACCTCCGGCTATCGCTGCCCGACGCCGTCACCTACGAGGCCGCCGCCGCTGTCTGGCTGACCAATGCCACCAACCAGGCCAAGACCGCCATCATTGCCCGGTTGATCGCCGGCACCAGCTACCTCGAGCTGTCTCACTTCGAGACAGGAGCAGCCAGTAGCCTGGCCGGCCATCTCCAGGCCACTAGCCGGCTGATAGTCTCTGGCACTTACTTTACCACCTGATGACCACCATCGGATCCAGTCTCCAGCAGGGCATGGCGGTGCTCCAGCAGATGCTAGGGGCGCCGATGTTCATCTGGCAGGGGACGTCGATCCGGTGCATCCCGGCAGCCGTCAACGATGCCAACGTGCCCATCTCCGGTGGGTTCCAGGACAACGCGACCTCGAGGATCCTGGTCATGTTCAGCGACTGGAAGACCTGCGACAGCACCCTGGTCTCGATGGATTCGACGCTCTACACGCTCGACCAGGGCACGACCTTTTCCCGGCTGCTCAAAGAAGACGGCCTATTCATCCTCCAGGAGAACACCGACCGCATCGCCCTGACCTTCTGCAAGCCTCGGCCTGTGGTCGGTAGGACTCTGGTCTATCAAGGCCGCACCCTCCGCATCCTGTCCTGCCGTGTGGATGCCTCCGGCGCCTACTACAACCTTGAGCTGGGGGCCAAGACCAAGTGAGGCCTGTCGTTAACATGACGGTCGACTCGAGCAACTTCGATGCTGCCATGAAGCAGTATCTGTTGAGCACCTCGCGCGATCTTCACAAGGCCATCAACAGCCGGTTCTTCTATTTGATGGTGAGACTGTTCGTCCTGGTGCCGCCCAAGAGCCCAGGCCAGGAGCGCCGCAGGATCTCCGACTACCTAGGGACACCTGTCGGTGACATCAACCGCAAGAGCAAGAAGACCGGCAAGCGGATCGGTAAATCCCGAATCCTTCGCCGGGTGCACCTGATAGCTCAGTCGAAAGAAGCCAAGGGCGGTCGCCGCGGCCTCTATGGCGAAGAAATGAAGGCAGCAGCCTCGGCCCTGATGCGGAAGGCCATCGGGTCGGTCGGATATCTACGCTCCGGTGTGGTGAAGATGATCCGAGTGTACAACAAGGGATTCAGCCAGTTTCAGAGCGCCAAGTGGAAACCGCTGTCGAAGCCTCCCGGCTACAAGGCGCCGAAGCAGACCAACGCCGCCCTGGTCTCACTTGCTAACCAGTACGGCCTCAACGAAGAGAACGTCGCCACGCACAAGGGCACCAAGGCCCGAGGATTTCAGGCTGTCCCAGGCTTCAACCCGACAGCCTCGGTGGTAATGACCGCGGGTATTGCTGACAGCCAATACAACCGGGTGGCCGGGATCTACAACACGGCCATGCAGAAGGCTTTCGACGACGAGACGGCCGAGATGGTCAACCACATGACCGAGGCCCTCCTGGCTAACGGCAAGGTTCTCGAAGACAACGGGATCACAATCAAATGAACGCCGCCGCCCTAAGAGCTGAACTTGCAGTCGCTGACTACCTGGCGGCCGCCGACTGGTCGGCCTCCGGCGCCGGCACGCCCACCTGCCTCACGTCCTACAGCCGCGGCCTCTACGACGACCCCGACGACCAGGACGTCATGCCCAACTTCCCGCGCCTGGTGATCTCGATCAACTCGGCCAGGCCAATGCAGCGCAGTGACCTGACCTGCGAAGTCGAGATCGCTGTCGAGCTTCAACTATCAGCCGATGACACCGACGAGGCTGCTGTGCTGACCACCGTCCAGGTGCTCGACAACCGGATCCTGCCGCTGTTCGACGACACCGGGGCCTCTGCTCTCAACGCGCCATCAAACGACCCCAGCGGCCCCTTTACGGCGCAATTCGCCGCACCTCTGGACTTTGGGGCATCCTCAATCTCTAATCGGTCCAGGACGTTCACCAGGACCTTCACCCTCTACTGTTCCGCAACACTCTAACCACCCACACACATGGCTAATTCACAAGGACTCGCATACCAATTTGGTTCACCGGCTTCGGTGACCATGTATGGCATCAACAACGTAGACGCAGTTTTCAGTGCCCTGGCTTCGATTGAGAGTTATGACATCACTCATGAAGCCGACACCGAGGAGGTCCGCAATTCCGGCGGCGAGGTGGTCGGTCACATCGGCTACAACGAGCGGGTGACCCTCAATCTCAACCTCATCCCTTCTGGTGCCGATGCCACCGCCGCCTTAGCATTCTGCTCCCTGGCTCCGGTTAATGGCACCGTGGCGATTTCTGGAGCCCCAAATATTTCAATGATGGGAACCGCTAATATCTTGAACACTGGCCGGTTCATCTATGCCGGCGGTGGCTCGGTCAAAATGACTCAGAGCGGCAAGGCTATGGTTTCGATCACCGTGAAGAAGTACAAGAACCTGACCACCGCTGCCGCTGTCGCCCTGAACGTGTGAGCAGCCTGGCCGCCATCCTAAGCGCAACAGCCAAGCCCTGTCCGATGGTGATCGGGCTCCGCATGGTGCCCTTTACTGTCGGCCATGCCATCCTGCTGCATCGCCTCGGATCGCC